GGGTATTATAAATACCAAATTTGATAAAGGAGGAACAGTAGCAGCACCTGGATCTTTTTTAACTGCAACTGAGCCTCATAATTTATTTACTGGTGCTGGCGCAACTAGTCATGATGGAGCAGGTACAGATATACATCATGAAGGTTGTTTTATTTTTACGTTTGGAGAATTTGGATATGGGTTTACATCAAGACAACCTAAATTATCATACACATATAAAATACAAGAATCAGCTGGCAAGGTAACATTTGTTAATAAAATAGTACATGCATCAGGTAAGATATCTCATACTGATAAATTAGTTTAAGTATAGTTTCAACATATTTATATAAAAAGATAGTACTATGGCAAAACGAATTCCAATATGGCCGGGCTCGTCATCATTTTCTAGCGGAATGACTCCTTTTGGATTATATGATAGCGATACTCAATTTCAAGATCATGCTGAAAAAACAGCTGATTGGTGTGCAAAAAGATTAGGCTTTCCTATAGTAGATGTAGAATTAGATTCTGGATCTTTTTATGCAGCATTTGAAGAATCTGTTTCTGAATATGGAGCTCAATTAAATACATTTAATATACGAGATAATTTAATTAATCTATATGGCGCAACTGGATCATTTAGTGGTAGTACAAATTTAACACAAAAACATGTAACACCTGGATATGGAGGACTTACAGGCCTAGCAGAAGAATATGGAACAGAGGCTGGTTCAGGTGGAAACGTAACATATTATACTGGTTCATTGACTGTTTCATCAAGTAAACAAATATATGATCTAACAGATTCAAATATTGTAACATTAGAAAATGGAACTCCAGGAATAGATTCAATTGAAGTTAAAAGAATATTTCATGAAGCGCCACCAGCTATAGCAAAATATTTTGATCCATTTGTAGGTACAGGATTAGGAACACAACAAATGTTAGATGGATTTGGATTTGGAGGATTTTCACCAGGCGTGACATTTATGATGATGCCATTATATTATGATATATCCAGATTTCAAGCAATTGAATTTAATGACCAAATAAGAAAATCTGCTTATTCATTCGAACTTATAGATGATAGATTAAAATTATTTCCTATACCAGACGGTTCAAACTTTACAAAAGTATATTTTCATTATATAAAAGTAGAAGATAGATTTAATCCATTACGTACTACAAACCCAGCAGAACGTATATCAGATTATTCAAATATACCATATGAAGATATTACATATTCAAAAATAAATTCAGTTGGTAAACAGTGGATACGTAGATATGCATTGGCATTGTCAAAAGAAATGTTAGGATATATTCGTGGTAAATATTCTTCGATGCCAATTCCTAATGCGGAAGTAACATTAAATGGAGGAGACCTAATATCAGCCGCTCAGACTGAAAAAGAAGGCCTTATATCAGAACTAAAAGAAATACTTGACCAAACTTCAAGACAAGCACAATTGGAAAGAAAACAAGCAGAATCAGATGCAATGCAGGCAACATTTAATAAAATGCCACTTAAAATTTATATAGGGTAATTATGGCACTATTCGGATCAGCTAGAGATGCAAGTTTATTAAGATCTATTAATCGCGAACTTATTTATGATTTAATAGATACTGAAATAGCATTCTACAAATTATCTTTAGAGGATACAGCAGCTAATATGTATGATGAAGCTGATAATAAAGTATATTTTTCACCAATGCGTTTCAATTGTATTGTACAAAAAGATGAAAAATCATATACAGGTGATGATGCAGGTTATGATTCAACTAGGACAGCAACATTTGCATTTCATAGACCTGAACTGAAAGAAAATAATGTTGTAATAGAAGAAGGTGATGTGATTGAATGGGATAATGAATTTTATGAAATTGATGGAGTTAGTGCATCACAATATTTTAGAGGTATTAATCCTGATACAGATTTAGGAGCAAATTTACCAGGAGGAAAAAATATAACAGGTCAAGATGATATGAGAGATGAATTTGGACAATCAATATCAGTTATAGTTACAGGACATGTAACTAGAAGAAATAGATTAAACATTCAAGAAGTAAGATCAGGAATAAATAAACCTAATAGTATACCGAGAAACTTATAATGGCTAACAATGAATTAAAAAGAACATATTCGGCATTTACAGATAACGCTGCTCTAAATAGAGCTAATCAAGTTCGACGTGATGATGATAATGTAAAAATTCCAAAAGTTACATTAGAAGATATTGATTGGGCAATGATGTCTTACATAAGAGATGTTATAAAGCCAACTATAATTGAAAATGATCAAAAAATAGATATACCATTGATGTGGGCAAATGGCGAAACATGGGCACAAGTTCAGGCACGTGGTTATATGAGAGACCGTAAAGGTAAAATTATGACTCCATTAATTAGTATTAAACGTGGAACTATATCTGAACGAGATAATTTAAAAACATTAGGAGTTAATAAAAATCCAGATGACAATGTGTTAACACATCAAAATAAATTTACAATGGCTAATAGATATGACAGATTTTCAGTAACAAGAAATATTAAACCATTACGAGAATTTTATGTAACAGCTATTCCAGAATTTGTAGACGTATCATATGAATTATTAATATGGACAGAATATACAGAACAGATGAATTCTGTGATAGAACAAATAATGCCATTAAATGGATTTGCTTGGGGTACTACTCAAAAATTTCCAGTATATATTCAAGATTATTCTTTTGAAGTAACAAATGCAACTGGAGAAGATAGAATTGTTAGAGCAACTATTCCATTTACTACCAAAGGAGTATTATTAATGGAAGATGAATTACGAGAATCAGTAATGCAGAAAAGATTTTCTGTTAAACGTGTTACATTTAAATCTGAAACTACAGCATTTGATGCCAATGTTTCTGAAGGTCCAATTGGTGGATATGGCTATCCAATTGATAAAGATAAGCCATTTAAAAATATACCTAATAAATTAGATGAATCTGGTAATGTAACAAAAGAACAAGGTGTCACTAAAACATCAAGAATTAGGTCAATTGAAGGTATTCGAGATCTTCAAAATGATAGGCCTCATGCTGATGATACAATCTAATTGTTTGAACATTTTCCAGCATATTTATATAAGTAGTATTAATATTAGATTTAGGGAAAAAAGTTATGGCAACAACAATAAAGTTTACGGCAGATGAACTAGAAAAAATTAAAAAACTGCGTGACAAAAATAACGAAAAAACTCGAGAGTTTGGTCAACTTGAAATGGAGTCATTAAGAGCAAATGAACATTATCAAAATTTGGTAAACGAAAAGAAAAAGTTGGTTGAAGAGTATAAACAAATTCAAAAAGAAGAAAGAGATTTAGTTTTAGAATTAAATAAAAAATATGGATCTGGAACAGTTGATTTAGATTCTGGAGAATTTACTTCGTCAAATTGATTGTTTGACTGGAAAAAAATATATTTATAAGAAAATAATTAAACGAGGAGCAACATAATGGCTGAAAAAGTAGTATCACCTGGTGTATTTACCAATGAAATAGACCAATCCTTTTTACCTGCAGGAGTCTCTGCAATTGGTGCTGCAGTAGTTGGACCAACAACTAGAGGACCTGCAAATATACCAACGGTAATATCAACATATTCACAATATCAAAGAATATTTGGAGGAGTATTTACATCTGGTTCTGGAGCATCAGAAAATTCATATAAATATCTAACTGATTATGCAGCTAGAGAATATTTAAAATTTGCTGATACATTGACGGTAGTAAGAATATTAGCAACAGGACATTCTCCTGCATCAACAGTAGTTTCATCATCCACAACAAATGGAGCAACATTTGCATCTGCATCGTTAGGATTTACACATAATCCAACTGGTAGTATGGGTGGAGCAGCTGATGAAATTACAATTGGTGGTATAGACTTTACCTTCGTTTCTGAATCAGCAGGATTATCTGATACTGCTAATCAAGTATTTGTAGAATTTGGTCATGCATCAGCAACAGCAGCGACAAATTTAGCTACTACTGTTGCAAATTTAAAAACAGCAATTGAAGCTCAGACATTAGCACTTACAGTAACAGCAAATGGTGATAATGGATTAATATTTTCAGGATCAGGTGCAGGGACATCAGGAAACATTACTATAACAACAGGATCGGGTGGTGATACAACAGCAACAACATTGGGATTTGTTAGTGCATCAGATTCAGCAGATGCGGCAGTAGGATCATTGAATGTTCAAGGAGGTACAGATAATATTATTTCAGCTGTTGCATTTGAATTAGAAACATTACATGACGGTGAAGATCAAAATAGTATAGGACCTATAACAACAAATGGTTTATTAAGATCAGGTTCAAGAAACAATGTAAGATGGGAAGTATCAAATGTTAATAATGCAAAAGGTACATTTACATTATTAATTAGAAGAGGTGATGATACTAATAATAGAAAAACAATATTAGAACAATATAACAATGTAACATTAGATCCAAATGAACCAAATTTTATTTCAAGAATTGTTGGTGATCAAACAAATACATTGAGAGATGGAGGTTCTGCAGATCCGTTCCTTCAATTAACTGGATCATATGCAAATCGATCTAACTTTGTAAGAGTTAAATCAACTAAATTAACATTAAATTATTTAGATGAAAATGGAAATGTAAGAGATGGTTCTTTATCAGGAAGTCTACCAGTAGCAGGTTCTGGTTCATTTAGTGGAGGTAGTGATGGTAATAAAGTTCATCCAAAAAAATATTATGAAGAAATTGAAGATGCAAATACGCAAGGATTTAATTTGAATAATGATAATGATGGTAAAAATGCATATATAGATGCAATTAGATTATTAAAGAATCAAGATGAATATGATATTAACTTAATAACATTACCAGGATTAGTAAATGGATTTACTGCTCATGCTCAGGTATTGACAGAAGCATTAAATATGGTAGAGGATAGAGGTGATTGTTTCTTAATAGTAGATCCAGTAGGATATGGTACTGCTTTAAATTCAGTAACATCTCAAGCCGAATCTAGAGATTCAAATTATGCAGCAATGTATTGGCCATGGATAAAAATACCAGATGCTGATTTAGGAAGAAATACATGGGTACCAGCATCAACAGTAATACCAAGTGTATATGCTTTTAATGATAGAGTTGCTGCTCCATGGTTTGCACCAGCAGGTCTTAATAGAGGTGGAATTGATATTGCAGTTCAAACAGAAAGAAAATTAACTCATGCTAATAGAGATGATTTATATGATGCTAATGTTAATCCTATAGCAACTTTCCCAAATGCAGGAGTAGTGGTTTATGGACAAAAAACATTACAGAAAAAAGCATCTGCTTTAGATAG